GGTTGCGATTGATTCACCGACGACTCATGGAAGATTTTCGCGGTGGTGGGGGAGATGGAGTCCCCGCCTGCCTGTCACGCAGGAGATCGCGGGTTCAAGGCCCGTCCACCGCGCCATGGGGCTGTCTTCTAGCGGACAGGATCGCTGGTTCTCATCCAGCAGACGGGAGTTCAATTCTCCCCGGCCCCGCCAAGTTTTTATGGCGCTGTCGTCTAAAGGAAGGATGATGCCCTTTCAAGGCTTCGATGCGGTTTCGAGATCCGCCAGCGCTACCAAAGTTTTAATCACATTATACTGGTCCGGTGGTACAATGGACACATGTCGAAGTCTAGGGCCAGGAGCGTAGCCCGTAAAGTATGGATCGAAAGGCATGGTAATCCCGTCTGCAAGGAATGCTCGGCCAGCCCCGCCGACGTGCATCATGTGGATGGGAACTACTACAACAATGAGGACAGCAATCATAAGCCACTTTGTAGGAAATGCCATATAGCCTATGAGAACAGCATTAGGTGCTGGGTTAACAACGGCGAACGGGCCGAGCGGATACTAAGGGCGGATTTCTCTAATTGGATCAACCTAGGGTGGTCCCCAGGGAGGAAGAAAAAAGAGGCCAAAAAGCCGAAAGTCTTCAAATACCATGAGCACGGGAAGGAAAGGTACAGACGCGGTTGCAGATGCCCAGAGTGCTTTAAGGCATACAGAGAATATCATCGCGTGAAGCAGAACGTCTGGTACAAGAAGCATTTTAAGAGCGCGTAACTCAATCGGCAGAGTATCCGGCCCTTACCCGGAAAGTTGTGGGATCGTTGCCCACCGCGCTCACCAAGGTTTTATTCCTCGCTAACTCAATGACAGAGTGCCGCGCCGTTAACGCGGAAGTTCCAGGTTTGAGTCCTGGGCGGGGAGCCATATTTTGCTGGCGTCGTCTAACGGTAGGACCCCTGGCTTATACCCAGGTAGCTCTAGATTGGAGCGCAATGCACGTTCGATTCGTGCCGCCAGTACCATGCCGGGTAACTCCGCTGGTCGCGGAGACTTTTCTTACAAAAAAGCACAGTGGAGTTCGATCCTCCGACTCGGCACCATTTTTGAGGGCGTAACCTTAAGAGGCAGAGGCCCGGTCCTTTAAACCGGTTAGTGAGACTTCGAGCGTCTCCGCCCTCACCATTCTTTGCTCCCGTCGTCCAACGGACAGGATGATTCGGTCCTAACGAATTGATGTGGGTTCAAATCCCACCGGGAGCCCCAAGGGCGCGTCGTCCAACAGGAAAGGATTCGGCTCCTCTAAAGCCGGAATGGCAGTTCAACCCTGCCCGCGCCTTCCACTACGCTTGACAATGCATTTAAATCCGTGCTTAAATTCTAATCAATGTTCCACATGGGAAGTTTGACTGCTACGGGCGGCTGCGAAACCTCCCGCCCGACAGCACTAAACTATTCCCCACTTCCCTTCCAGATTCAGGCATTCCCCAGCGATACGACCGCAACCTAACTGCGTCTCGTGGCTGGGATTAGGCGTAGGATTCGCCAAACATCACACCTGTGTCTACTCGCTACCGATTCCACTCAACCTCATCTGGCTTGGCCGAAGTCCTGGCGCGCTTAGAGGATTCCGTTATGGTCGCAGTGGCGTTTCTGGCCCATCCAGGCGAGATGAAACAGATGCCTGCGGGAAAGGTTCGCGTCATCGTCGCTAGTGGAGATTGGTCCTGGCGCGGCAGTTCGTTACGCGTCAAGAAAATTACGGAACTTCCGCCTCCAGCAGATAGCCGCAGCCCCCACGTATTCGTTCCCAACTACCGCAACACCTGCGCGCCGGTAGATGCCCTACGAACGGTCGGCAACGGGGAAGTGAATGCAGATTACTCCTCAGCCTGCCAATCTAAGCAAATCGCCACGCGGTCTACGGTTCAATTCTCCAAAATCCCGCATACCGAACTACATAAGCGTCGGGTTGCGCGGGAGCGGGTAAAAGCGGACCGGCTGCGGCCATTGGTCGATGATGTGGTCACCACGGAAGTTGTTACGTACTACTGATTTTGTGGTAAAGTGGTTAGTATGGTACGAGTTACGAAGATTTAATCGGTTCAAGAGGAACAAGGAACGCTTCGATACGTTACTGCACGAGTGGGCAGTCAAAACCAAAATGCCTGTACCTAGTCCAGCCTATACCGTCTGCGAATCGCGCGACTATCCAGGGCACTGGCACGTGGAGGCGATAGAATCAGACGGCGCTGTCCGTGTGGCCGTATTCTCTGGGCCGCGTGCTGCATGGATGGCTGGCGAGTACGCGGATTGGAAGAACAGAACGCTCCAATGTTCCTAATAGACTCCATTTCGGCTGCGAACGGCGAACGGCTTGTGCGTAAGCGGCGCGCTTGCCGAAAGTGCCACAAAGTGAACGTGGTGTTCGCTGGTAACCAGCAACGCTGCGAGAAATGCCGATTGCATTCTCGTAACGCGACCGATATCGAGCGATGCATCGCCATGATGCGGTTAGAGCGCGCAGCAGACAACCGTCTTGCTGGCTGAGTGGCTGTATTTGTTTGTACGTGGTGGACGAGTGGTTATCGTGGCGTTTTCTGAAATGTTCCGCATCTGTTAGAAAACAAAATCAGTTACACGGTAAATAGCGAAATGCTTCAAAAACCACTTTCATTGCAAACTGTTGAAAATACGCCTCAAAAAAGTGGTGGGCGTAAATTGGCCGCAAATTCAGGCTACGCGCGCATCCCGCTTCGGGTCGCAATCGACCAGCGATTAGAGGACCTTGACGTGCGTTTGTACGCCATTCTGTCGTGGTCCGAACGGTTAGGTGTTGCGCATATTGGTGAACGCCTGATGGCCGAAATGTGTCTGGCGCAACGTGACGACGTGCGCGCGAGTCTCGGGCGGTTGGTCGAGTGCGGGCACGTAGCGCTGTGTCGGGGCACGAGGCGCGGACAAAGGCACTCCTACCGGTTGACCGACAAGATATTCCGCAAGCCAACACCGGCCATCCACGAGGAGTCGCAAGGGCTATTCTGCGCGTGCTGCCAGAAGCCTATTCATGGCGCAATTTGCGATAACTGCCAAACATTCCAGCAACTCGCGGATGCGATATGAACCCTCTCGACCAGTGGCGTCCTTCGCCGGATGAGAAATGCGGCAACTGCGGTCGGGGCATATGGCACAAGCACGGCAGCGTACTGATTCGCGGATTATGCTGGTTGTGTCGCGGCAAAGCCAACAGACTCAAGGTATAATCTCGCCATGGGCGTTCCCCTTCTCAAACACGAACACAATCGCGACAAGTTGGCAGTCTTCGCGCGTATGAAGCCTATGACCACCACGGGGATGAAGTTCTGCCCCGGATGTGGTCGTAGGATCTCGTCGAATAAGAAAACGTGCGCCGCGTGTCAATCGAATCAACCCCAGGGGTCGCATCAGACCCAGTAGTTAATTCCACCCTATAAAACACATGGCACTTGAAATCGAGATGTGGCCAACGGACAAGCCGATTGACTACGCACGTAATGCCCGCAAGATCACAGAGAAGGCTGTCGATAAAGTCGCCGCGTCCATTAAGGAGTTCGGCTTCCGTCAGCCCGTGGTCGTAGATAAAGAAGGCGTTATCTGTATTGGGCATGTGCGCCGACGCTCTGCAAAAAAGCTAGGACTAACAGAGATACCCGTTCACGTCGCCTCGGATCTAACTCCAGGACAGATCAAAGCCTTGAGAATTATGGACAATAGGAGCAGCGACGAAGTGCAGTTTGACTTCGAGCTACTCGGTCCCGAATTGCTAGACCTCAAGTCACTCAACATCGACCTCGCGCTAACTGGCTTCGATATGCCGGAGCTCGACCGTATCATGAACGTGGGTGGTGCGACCGAGGGTGAGGACGAAGTACCGGAGCCGCCAGCCAATCCGGTATCGCGGTTAGGTGACATGTGGTTGCTCGATAGCGCAGCGAAGGGCGGTACCGGCGAAACGCTTCAGCACCGTGTGTTGTGTGGCGACAGCACGAAGGCGGAAGATGTCAGCGTGCTGCTGGGCGGCGTGCCTGCTCCGTTTCTGATGTGCATCGACCAACCATACGGTGATTCATACGATCCGGAGTGGCGTCTCGACGCTGGCGTGAATAAGCCGTGGCAAACGCGCGCTGAAGGCAAAGTAAAGAACGACGACCGTGTGGATTGGTCCGCTGCTTACGCGCTATTCCCCGGCGACGTTATCTACGCGTGGCACGCTGGCATCCACGCAGGGGAAGTGGCCGTTGGCCTTCATTCACAAGGGTTTCATATCCGCGCGCAAATCATCTGGGCAAAGCCCAGTTTAGTCATTGGGCGTGGCCATTACCACTGGCAGCATGAGCCTTGCTGGATGGCGGTCCGTAAAGGAAAAACTTCCCATTGGTCGGGCGACCGCAAACAGTCCACTTTATGGCAAGTAGAGAATATGCATCGGACGCAAGGTAATGTGGATGACGGGAAAACGTCGCACTCAACCCAAAAACCCGTAGAGTTGTACAGGCGTCCAATCCTAAACCATACCAAAGCGAGCGATGCGGTCGAGGATTGCTTTTTAGGATCAGGTACGTGCCTCGTGGCTTGCGAATTGACGGAACGCGTCTGCTACGGATGCGAGATCGAACCAAACTACGTTGATATGGCCGTAATTAGGTGGCAGAATTTAACGAAGCGCGCCGCCGTACTGCACGGGGACGGGCGCACATTCGCCGAAGTAGAATGCGAGAGGGCGCAAAAGGCTGCCGCGTGAAAGCGCCATACGCGGTTATGTGTGGGGATTGCCGCGACCTACCCACGGTGCGCCGCTTGATGGATGGTGAGAAGGCGCAGGTGGTGATTACCAGCCCGCCATACGCTGCGCAGCGTGAGTACGATAAATCCAGCGGCTTCGAGCCAATACCGCCTGATAAATACATCGAGTGGTATAAAGCGGTCGCGGATAATGTCGCAGCAGTCCTCGCGCCAGATGGCAGTTACTTCCTGAATATAAAAGAGCACGCGCAGGACGGCCAGCGTCATCTGTATGTGAAGAAACTCGTCATCGCGCACGTTGAGCAATGGGGTTGGCGATTCGTCGATGAGTTCTGCTGGCGTAATACGGCGAACGGTGTCCCGGGCGGGTGGCCCAACCGGATGAAAAATGCGTGGGAGCCCGTATTCCATTTCTGCCGTCAGTCAACGATTAAGTTCAGGCCGACTGCTGTTGGTGATGAATCGGACGAGGTCGTGAAGTACGCAGCCAGCAATCCGAAGGCGCGAAGCGGTTCTGGACTCTTGGGTGTCGGCGCGTCGAAAGAAAAAGGCGTGGCGCGCCATAGTAATGTGGTGGAGGTTAAATCCGAGTCCGCCCAAGGGACACACTCTGCTCCTTACCCGGTTGGGTTAGCAAAGTTCTTCATCCAAGCGTTCAGTGACCCTGGCGATTTGATTTTCGACCCTTTTGGAGGATCTGCATCAACGCTAGTGGCGGCGCTGCTCACTGGTCGTCGTGGACGGATGACGGAATTGTCGCCTACGTATTGCGACGTGGCGGTATCGAGACTTCTTAAGCAAGACGCCAAACTATCCCCGCGTCTCGCCAACAGCGGCGCTTCGTTTAACGAAGCACGCGTTGGCCGCATGATGGAACAGGAAGACGCCTTCAAGGAAGACGTGATGGAACGGTTGGAAGCGCGAGCTGCGCAATAAAAGAAAGCCGCCAACTTTCGCCAGCGGCTCGTGGACGCGAAATACTACGCCGCGATGAAGTACCGCCGCGGTTCCTTGGACTCCTTATCCTTCGTGGTCTCGATGTGCAACCCTAGCTTCTTGCCGAGTGTCGCCGAAATGAAAGCTCGCGTGGTGTGCGGCTGCCAATCTGTCTTGGCTTGGATCTCCGGCACGCTGGCTCCGTTTTTTCGTTTCAGCATCCCAATGACTAACTCCATCTTGCTGCCGACGCGGGGCGTGTGCTCCGTAGGCGTGTCCACGCGTGGGGGATGCGTGGGCTTGCGTGGGGCCTTCGCTTCCCTTGGCGCTTTCTTGGCGCGTGCGGCCTTGGGTGTGGGTATGGACTCAGTATCCGTCTTGACCGGCTCCGGCGCAACGTCGGGCAACGTAGGCGCGGCGTTGGCCGTTTCTTCGACTTCTGCGGTCGTGTTACCCAGCCGGCGGATAGCGTTCCAGAGCCGAGCGATTGCGGTCACCCGGTTCTCAAACTTCTTGACCGGCTTCAAGTTCAGCGGCGGGCCGCCGGCCATATCGTTCCAGATGTCCACGAAGCGGGTTAGCGACCAGTCTTTGCTGGCCAATTCGAATTGCTTGGCGTTGGTGAATACGACCAGGCCGGTGATATCCTGGGCGTTGGCATCAAAGCATTCAAAGGCTTCGACTGCGTTGCTGTCGTCGATTACGAAGTACATGGTTTCTCCTGTATTACGTTTAGAAGTCGGGATTCTTGGGTAACGAATTGGTCGCGGGCGGCTTCGTACGTCATCCCGCCAGCGCGAAGGTTGCGAATTTGCGTGAGCCGGTCAACCGGTAGGACTTCCCGCCGCAGGCGTTGGGCGCTCCGGATACGGACTTCGCGGAGGGTTCCGACGTTGACTCCGTACCAGCCACCGTACGGGCTTACGCGAGTGATACGGACGTCGGCCAGCTTGCCACTGACTTTGGCGACGTAGGTCTTTCCGATTTGGACTTCAGCTTTGGTCATGTTATTTCAAGTCTCCAATCCAAGCGAGTTTGCCGGTGCTGGCGGCGTCCCTCTGTGTGCGGCCAGTCCAGCGAATCCGCCAAGCGCCCATCGTGGCTCCGCCTGCTGCCTTGTCGAGCCAGTTGATTCCTTGGTCTCCAGTCAAGCGGATGAGGGCCGCGCAGTGCTTCTGCGCGACCTCAAGTATGGTGCGCCGACACCGGTTCGAGCAGTACATCAGCAAGTAACGCGTGTCGCCGTTCTCTATGGCGAGTTCGTAAAGGGTTTGGGTTGCCATCCGTGCGTTTCTCCTTACATGATCAACTTAACTTCGATCCGTTTGATGTGCAAGAGGAATCTGCTGCTACTTCGCCTCAGTTTCGCTTATTTCTTCAGCGTGCTGCGATCCGGCGAGCCAATGCACGTTTCGGTCCACTAAATGGGACGCCCCGCATACAAAGCGACAGATAAGCAACGTGCGGAAGTCGTGCTGCGCGTAACGCGGGGCGAGACACATCAGCAGATATCGGAATCGCTGAACATCGACAAGCACACCCTGCACAAGTACTTTAAGCCGGAGTTGGTCGATGCAGGTAGGCGGCTGAATCAGTTAATCGGTGGTACGCTGGCGGCCAAGGCATTATCTGGCGATGTGACGTCTTGTATTTTCTGGCTTAAGTGCAAGGCTGGCTTCCGCGAGAAGGGCAGCGAATACTCACAGCAGCAGGGCGGGCGTGTCACATACGGTTGGTCTGACGATGTGGACGCTGCCGCTACCCAACAGGCGAAGACCAAGCCATCCAAGCCGACGGAACAGCAGCAGACCGAACCGGTCGTGGATGCGCCAGTAGGGATGCGACCAAACTGATATGCGACCCGGTACAGAGTCAGACAACCTCGCGACGAATCCAGCGGTCATCAGCAACGCGCTAGGGACGTTTCGTCGCATCAAATATAATCCGCTCCCATCGCAGAATCGGTTTCATGGTTCACTCGCGAAGTTTCGCGGATTTTCTGGAAGTATCGGATCAGGTAAGTCAGCGGCGCTCGTACAGGAATCAATTAAGTTGGCGTTATGCAATGCGGGCTTGCTTGGCGTAGTCCTCGCGCCCACATTTCCAGTCCTGCGCGACAGTACAGAGCGCTCTTTCTTCGACGTGCTGGAACGTAACGAGATTCCGTACGAACACCAGAAATCGGAGAACCTCGTAACGCTAACGGAGCCCGGAAGCGAAATTCTCTTCCGCTCAGCAAATGAATTTGAACGCCTACGTGGTACCAACATCGCGTGGTTTGCATTTGATGAGTTGACGTACTGCGAAAAGGAATCATGGCTGCGAATGATGGGTCGGTTACGGCACCCGCTCGCAACCAAGCTGTCCGGCATCGCTGCATGGACACCTAACGGATTCGATTGGGTCTACGATATGTTCGTTGGTCCGAATAAGGGCGAAGATTACGAGGCGGTACTGGCCACACCGCGCGAAAACGTATTCCTGCCATCCGACTTCTACGATACGCTGGCGCGTTCCTACGACACCCAATTCGCAGCACAGGAACTTGAAGGCCAATACCTCAACATCTTCGCGGGCCGCTGCTACCACGCATTCGACCGCGAAGTGCATTTGAAAAACTCCATCTCCTACGGCTTCGACACCGGCTATCCGCTGTGTTGGGCGATGGACTTCAACGTCAACCCGATGGCAAGCGTGCTACTTCAGTTCATCGACCATACGACGGCAGCCGACCGTTACGCGGGAATCAAAGTACAGCGCGCGCATGTGCTTGATGAGATTTGGATTCAGAATGCCACGACGTTGCAGGCGTGCGAGGAGTTCGGTAACCGCACGCGCAAGATTGCGGAGTCGATGCACGGCGGATTGCAAGTGTACGTCTATGGCGATGCCTCTGGCGGCGCACGGCAGACGGCAGGTAGCGGCGCTCCGTCCGATTGGCAAACCGTGCGCGAATGGTTCAATCGTCATCCCGAGTACAAGGTAAGCTTCAAATACAAGAAGGCCAATCCGTTCCAAAAGGACCGCGTTGCGGCGGTTAACGGCGCACTACGGTCGTCCACTGGCCTTATCAATATGTACGTGGATGCGAAGTGTAAGCATCTGATTGAGGACCTGGAAAAGGTTTCGTGGAAGCCAGGCACGGCAATGATCGACAAAGACAAAGACAAGATGCTGAGTCATATGTGTGTTACCGGCGATACGAAAGTTTTCACCGTGCAGGGGCTTAAGCCGATCGGCGAGTTGGTTGGCGCGACCGGGTATGTTTACGGTTGGAGCCACAAGTTAAAGCGAACCTCCGTTGCGCGTTACGACGTTGCCGCCCAGACATTCGCGGACGCAGAAGTCTGGCGCGTGCAGTTGGATGATGGCTCCCATATCGACTGCACGATAAACCACAAGTTTTTAAGGCGCGATGGCTCCTACGCAATGCTTTCGGATCTTAGCGTAGGCGACTCACTGATGCCGATGTATTGGCGCGTCATGGAAAACGGGTACCTTAAAGTACGCAAAATGGAGTCTCCATCATTTCGTGATTGGGAGTGGGCGCATCGGTTGGTTGGAATGGATATCAAGGGCAAGAAGTCAAACCATCGCAACCATTGGGACCACGATAATAAAGACAAGCAGGACAATCATCCAGACAATCTGATATTTAGAACAGCAAGCGAGCACATAGCGCACCACATGCAAGAACCGGATGCCAATAAGCGCGGATTGCCAAATACGCGCAAAACTCCAATGAGTGACGAGGAACGCGCAGCACGCAGTGAACGTAGGAGCGCCGCTAATGTGGCTATGTGGGCAGACCCTGTACGGCGTGCCGCTATCTCTGTCGCAATTCGCCAAAGCAAGCAGCGCCAACCGAACAACCATAAAATAACCGGAATTGAGCCGCTTGGAAGAGCGCCTGTCTATTGCCTGCATACCTCACTTGGAAACTTCGCCACGGACTCGCTCATTATCGGTAATTCGGATGCGCTTGGATACGCGATTGAGGCAGAGATGGGCTTACGCACGGCGGGCGGTTACAGCGCGCGGCAATTGATATAATGGCGGATATGGCATCGACAGCGGCAGCAAATACGGATTGCGTAAATGACTCCGAATGAGTACGAATGGCAGCATTGCAAGGGCCGTGATGCGGACGGCGATACGTTCAATACCGCCGTGCTGGTTCACGGAACCGGCAAGATTCTTTCCAGGATTTCCATTCCGCGCGCCGATGAGTATTACTATCGCGCCTATTTCTACGTTCCGAAATCGGTATTCGATGCAGCGGACGAGGGGTTCGACTTCATTAGTCTCGATAGCGCCAAGACGTTCGTAGAGGGTATCGTTAGCGCCTGGAACCAAGACGATGCAACGAAGATAGTTAATGTAGGCCGCAAGAATGATAATCCGCATCGACCCGCCGATCCCCCTAAACACGCCGCGAGGTCCGGCCTACGCCCATTTCTTGATCGACTACGGAACAGAGCACGACTTGCTCTGGCAAGTCTTCGTTAAGGAAACTGGCGAATCCTGGTGCATTCCAAATCGTGAGGTACGGCTTGAGGCGAACTGGAGTTTAGGCGTACGCGCGGAACAGAAGCATACAGCCGTGCCGGTCTGGTATCCGCGAGAATGCACGGCGCTGACGTGGAAAGAAGCGGCAGTAGAAACGATTCACTAAAAAGGAACAATATGAATTCTATTTATGGCATAGCAGACCAACATGCTGCTAATCTTAGCGGAAACATCGGCCTGGAGAATCAGGCCATGGCGCGCGCGCCGCAAGTCGCCACGCATTTGGAAGTGCTCGCGAAAGAGTTGGGCGCTTTGGACGATTCTATTCTGCGCCTATCTAACAAGATTGCGCCAATCCTATCCGTCGTACCTCCAAACGGTACGGCCGTTGGGTTGTCGCCGAACGCTCCGACAGCGCCGCTGGCCAGTCGCATAGCGGAAATCAGTCGGACGATTGCGAGCCACACACTGGCCATCCAATCGCTTATCGACCGCGTGGAGGTGTAACTTGGCAGCATACAACGCAACTGTAACATTTGGCGCGAGCGTCACAAGCGTAGTGACCGCGCTAGGACTTCCAGTCGATACATTCCTTCGCCGCCTCATCATCGAGCCGCTACGGGCCAACACGCATGCATCGTGGGTGGGTCTGATTACTCCTAACGCGGCGGCGTTAACCACGTCTGGCGTGAACAAGGTTCAGGAAATGGGCATCCCCACAGCCGGGGTAGCACTTGACCGATTCGTAGACGCCGCATCCGGGTCGGACCACAACATTGACCCAGGCGTTTACGCTGTTGCCGGAACCGCTGGCGAAGGTTGCACGATTTCTGCTTTGACCATCTAAAATGGCCGCTCCCGCCTTAGTCCCCGCATCTACGTATCAAGTCCCGAGCCGCAAGGATGACAGCATCCGCGTCCCCGTGACAAAGCTCGACGTGCAAAGCGCCGAGCATATGCTCTATGCGGATGCGTGGACTTCCATCGATCTAATTCAAGCCTCCGGCGTGCGGATGAAAAATCAGGCCGAGCGATTCCTGATTAAGCGACCGAAGGAATTGTTTGACGTTTACCAGGAGCGCATCCGGCGCTTCACGCATGAGCCGATATTGGGCGTAGCGGTCGGCTGGTACATCTCGGCCATGTTCCGCAAAGACCCGACCATTCAGCAACCGAAAGGCGGCGGGACGGCAAGCGGCACTTGGTATGACGCGTTCCTTCAAAACTGCGATGGCGCGAATACGACGTTCATCGACGTGTGGCGCGAAATCTTCAAGCAGTTGTGCTTGAATCGCACCTGCTACGTGCTGGTGGATCTTCCGAATACAGATAACCCCGGCGTCATTCCGATTAGCAGAGCGGACGAACAGGCGCAGGGTCTCGATAAGCCACTGCTCACTGTGTACGATGCACGGCAGGTGATTAACTTCAGCGCCGATACGCGCGGAAATCTGGACTGGATCGTAATAAAGACGGAGCGCAAAGACCAGGAATTTCTTGGTGAGACGAAAGACGTAACGACGTGGTATTACTTCGACCGCCAGGAATACCGCGTGTATGAGCGTAAAGCTACGCACGGCACGACGTTGGACCAAACTTATGTAATCTACAACAGCAGCGGTGACCGCATCGATAACAACTCTCCGATGGCCACGTTAATCGACCGTGGTCCGCATTCGCTGTCGAAGTTCAATCGCGTTCCCGTGCGGCGCATCGAAGTGCCCGACGCTCTGTGGTTAGGCAACCGTGCGTACATGCAGATGATGACGCACATCAACAAAGAGAACGAGTACGACTGGGCGTTGACGATGAGTTGCCTCGCGCAACTGCTGGTTATCGGGCAGCAGGATCTTACCAACCTCACAATCACAGAGGCCGGCTTCCTGCATTTGCCGGATGCCGCCGCGCATATCGAGTGGCTTGAGCCAAAAGGCACGTCGTTCGAGGCGATGCAGAAGCGCATCGACAACTTACGCCAGGAAATCTTCCGCGTCCTATATCTCCAGGCGCAGGGCAAGGATTCCAGCGCAACTGCTGCCGGTGCGTCAGGCTATTCCAAAGAAGTAGACATGATTCCCGCATCCGACGCGCTGAACGGATTCGGTAAAGTCGTGCGCCAGGGCATGCAGAACGTGCTTGATGACGTATCGATGGCGCGCGATGGTATCGATACACTCAAGTGGGACGTGAACGGATTTCGGTTTGAGGTCAAGCCCGCAACGATCTCAATCGCCTTGTGTGATGAATATCTGAGTCTGCAAATCCCCTCCGTCACCGCCGAGAAGGAAGTCCAGAAGCGAACAGTGCGCGATGTTCTCGACGGCTACAACCAAGATGTGATCGACAAGGCGTGCAAAGAAGTGGATGCGGCCCCGTCGCAGCAGGAGCTTAAGGAGCAGCAGGCGCAAACGCAAGCCTCAATGTACGGGCAGGCTTTCGATAAGGCCGACAATCGGGCTACGGCGAAGGATGAACTTGGGCAGTTGAGTACGGCGAGTATTTGACGCCCATCCGCGAATGTGATAAGTTGTAGTTTATGGCAAAGATGAATGACGTAATTGCGGAGACAAGACCTCAACCGGGAACTCCCGCAGAGATCGCCTCCGAGCAAAAAGCATTATCGGATCGGCTGAAGCAATTAGCGGAACAGTTGGCCGCTGGTAAGGACTCCGAATTGGAGAAGTTATCCAAGGCGGTCGGGGAGTTCAACCGCATCTTCAACGAGTCCTACTCGCTTCAGCTCGGCGTAAAACCTAAGGCTGCGCGCAAATGTTCGCTGTGCCACCAGCCGGGCCATCGCGCTAGGCAATGCACGGGAATAGCGACGGCGTAAATGCTAGATCTACCTGGTGGTGGAATACCGCGTCATGGTTACAGCGGCCTAATTGCCCTTTGCGGGCAGTCGCAAGAGGTAATGAGTAAGTATTGCGGGGTAATCGGAAATGCCAGATTGTACATCTTGTGGGCCTGCCGTGAATACACCCAAGCGAAACTGGCGCGGCACTTGGGATTCTCCACTTCCTACCTAAACGACGTGATTAAGGGCAAGCGCGCGATTACGGAGGCGTTTGTGCAGCGGGTTATTGAACGCGGGGAAATGAAGTAATGTTCAAAATAGTCCGAGTCCAACTCGCACAAAGCGGAACGCTCCAGAAGCTCGATACGCCCATTGCTCTCGTGGCGTGCGATGAGCGTGATTGTGGCGCGTACATCTCGCTTCAGTTTCCGTTCGCCAACGCACGCGAAGGCCACGTCCAGCTACTACCAGCGCTGGCGCAGAACGGATGGCTGATTGACCTAGACATGCATCGATGCCCAGGCCACGCGAAAGAATTATTGGCCGCGCAGAATCTTGTGCAGATCGCCAAATCCATACCGCACATTATCGACGTGAATCCAGATAGGAAGGTCCAGTAATGGCAACCGTGGAGATGTACGGATTCGTAGACCAGTACGGCGTTACAATGCCAGCGCCGGGGTTTGAACACCTTATCGGCGAACCGCCTCCGCACCGATGGGTAATCGGCAGCAATGGATTGCCTGTGTACACGGAACTGCCGGAAGATACAAATGAGTAACGGAGCAGCATTGTCTGAATCGCTAGGATGTATTAGTCGTGACCTTCGAGAAGTGCAATCTCCGTCTATTAACGCAAACATGGAATCTAGACGGGTAAGCGCGGAGGTAGCCGCTTTCCTAGTCGAGGTTGCCAAGCATAAGCCGCAGGACGACAACGCGCTGCGATGCTACGAGTGGGCGTTCCAGTTGGACCCTGCGTCCGGCGTGGCCGTGAACGCCATAGGTCGATGCCTGTTGCTCAAAGGCAAACATTACGAAGCCGCTGACGCATTTACTATCGCGTGCGCCTTATTGCCAGCATCACCGGAGCCGTTGGTCAATCTGGCTGCTGCGAATATTGCGTACGGTGATTACACTCATGCTGAGTGGGCTTGTTCTAAAGCGGTTAAACTAAACAAGCAGTTCCCCGCCGCATACTCGCATTGGGCTGCTGCGCTAGAACGCCAAGAAAAGTGGGATGCGGCTGAGGATATCATCCGCATGGGCTTACTTGCCTGCTCCGATGACCACGACTTACTGTATGCGCAGGCGATGTACCTGCTGAAGTCCGCCAGCACGCCAGCGGAATGGAAGCGCGCGTGGGAATGTTACGAGCATCGGCCCGCGCATGTACAGTTAGTAGAACGCCTCGACAACATCCAGGAGTGGAAAGGCGAGTCACTGAAAGGCCACAATCTACTAGTTTGTGCGGAGCAGGGATTGGGCGACCAAATCATGTTCGCGCGGTATATTCCAGCGCTGGCGTTGGCTGCGGACAAAGTTCACGCGCATGTCAGGCCAGAACTAGTTAGGCTGTTCGTGAATAGCTTTGCATCTGATGGCAACACAGCAAAAGATCTTTCGCCGCGAGTTCACATCACTACAACCGAATCAGAACTACCCGCCGATATCGACCGCTGGGTAGCGATGGGAAGTTTGCCTGCCTATTTCGAGCACATCCCGAACCCGCATCCCTCATACGAAAATCCAGTATACAGACAACTACGATTGCGCTTAAACGAGCGCTATCTCGCCGGCGAAAGAAGGCCCATCAACGACGGCGTCTATCGCGTTGGCCTGTGCTGGCGCGGCAACCCGGCGCACTATCAAGATCCGATGCGGTCAGTGAGTTTCGATGCATGGCGTCCGCTATTAGAACTTCCTGAATGCCGGTTCTTCTCGCTACAACAAGACGATACGGAATCGGGTCTAGTCAATCTGTGCGCTAATTCGGTAGACATGCAAGAGACAGCGGACGAGATCGACGCGCTCGATCTGGTAATAACCGTTGATACGGCGATTGCACATTTAGCCGGCGCGCTAGGCGTTCCGTTCGTGCTTATACAACCGACTACATACAGCGATTGGCGCTGGCATCGCGCATGGTATGCGACGCATCTCGGAGTTGCGCGGAGTGTTACGCGGTTTCCAATCGAAAGCCTTGACGACTTTAACGTAAAGCAGCAATCGGCCATAGCCAAACAGGCGTACGATAACCACGAAGTGCCTGTGGCGAACGAAGACGTTATCGAAATCCCATTCACGTCCGTATCCGACTGCCGCTACGGTCGCATGAAGTACTATCCGACCGACAAATGGCTAGGCCGCAGCCTTGAAACGTATGGCGAGTGGAGCGAATCCGAAGTTGACCTATTCCGCGCGCTTGTGAAACCCGGCGACCACGTAGCGGATATTGGCGCGAACATCGGTAGCCATACCATCGCACTAAGTGCCATTGTTGGGGCGGAAGGCATGGTCCACGCGTTTGAGCCGTTCCCGGCCACGTATAAGGTCCTGCTCGACAACATAACGTCGTGCTTGGCGCTTGGTGACGTGCTACTAGATGTGCGCAACTGCGCGCTAGGCGAACGCGAGGAAATCATCCGCTGCGGCAAGCCCGACCCGCGCAACCCCGGTGGGTACGAATTGAAGGAAGGCGACGAAGCGGATATTCAGGTGCGTCGGTTGGACGACCTGGATATTGAGCGGCTGGACTTCGCGAAGATCGACGTTGAGGGGTTCGAAATGCAAGTACTCAACGGCGGCGAAGAAACCATAGCGCGATGCCGACCGATCCTGTACGTAGAGGCCGACCGTCCCGGAGCGTACTCCGCTATCTCGCATTGGATGATGGAGCACGGTTACCGCGTGCATCTGCACAAGCCGCCGCTGTTCAACCCGCAGAACTTCAACGGGTACCCTACGAACGTATGGGGCAATATCGTTAGCTTAATGCTGCTTGGCATTCCGTGCGAGAAGTACCCCGAGGTGGACGGAATTAAGAATCTGGAGCGGGTACGACTGAAGAAGGTTGGGATATGACGGTAGAAAATCCAGCGTACATCCTGCTCGATATCTTGCGCCGCAGCGGGTGGGACGACAGCGAGATTGACCTAGCGTCCTTTGATGCCATGGCGCGATACTGCGAGAATCCCGTGCCGTATCCAGAGACTAAAGAGTCGGCATGATTTGTGGCCTACTTTACCGCGTAACCATGCGCTTAGCGCACCGCTTCAACTGGCACTACGCGCCGCCCGTGCATCCCGAAGGCGATACGGTGCTGTGGTGTAAGTGGTGCGGATTACGGCAGAAGACGGCGAGTGCGCCGGTGAACAGCATCCACGTACACGCGATGGATAGCGCGGCGTTTAACGACGCATTGGGTCGCTGCTCAACAGGGGCTCTCGTGACGTCGCTCCGAAAAGAATTAGGCTCAGCCTACATAAAAAGAGCATCCAATGAGCCGCTTCGATCCTGAATGGAAATTACTCCCGCACTATGCGCGCATGTACGTTGACAAGCACACGGGAATCATACTCGGCTCTATCGATACTGGCGATGTGTTTTACGCGGCAGGCGGAGTGCCGCCGGATGCCATTTGGCATAGCCAGATCGATGATGTCGTAGCGGGCAAGACGATGAGGTCCCGCCATGTTGGCGAAGACTCGGCAACCGATACGGTGGAACGATTTGTGCGGATGGCCGAAAATGGGACGCCTAACTGGTATGAATTTTACAGAGCCAAGGTCCTAGCGAGATTCGGAAAAAGGAGCGACAGTAATGGCAAGTAAAACAATCGATAACCTAATCACAGCAGCCCAGATGGAAGCATCGCTGGCCGGTCAGTATTCGCTCGACATGACCGTCCTGAAATACCAGGACGTGAAATGGGTCAGCAGGTTCATCAAGGGCATGTATAAAGATGCCGAATGCTGGCTGCGTGGCGATATCATGGAGCGCCTGTGCCAGTTGGGTGCCAGCGTCAAGTATCAGGCGGACGCCGTGGTCTACAACGATAGCGTGGCCGCGATCCTCGACCTTGCTATCGGCAACGAGACGGCGGTTGCGGAATTCGCGGAGACCGCCGGTGCGGCTGCGATGGACGAAGGCGACCGGCATACAGCGCATCTCTTCGATCATCTCCAGAAGCGCACAGACCGTCACGTCGGCGAACTCAAGGCGCAGCGCGCGCTCGTTACCAAGTTGGACGAAGCGAATTACATCGGCTCCAGATTGTCCGATGGTTAATCGGTAGCGTCTTTCTGTGTCCAGTTTAGCCAGAGCGCGCTCGTGGATGAGGTCCGCAATTACATCCAAGCCTTACTGGACCACGACGACACTGGCTGTGAAGCTTCCTGCACTGAATGCCGAGATGCGCAGCGTATCATCGAAATCGTCAGGGCGTTCATCTTTTACACGGAACTGCATCGAGTAATTCCAGACGCATCAGTTCCGGCTGTACAAGCGCTAACGGAATGTCAGTTTCTCTGGCAACAATCGCAAAAGTCTAAGCAGTAAATCAAACGGGCCGCGCCGTCTCGCGGGAGAACCAAAAAAGGACAGTATGGATAAACAGGGACAAGCCGCCGCTGCGGGCGCTTCCGATACAAACAACGCAGGAGCAGGTACGGCAGATGCGCCGCCAGCATGGTTTGCTGCTGCACTGGCGACAGCACTCAACGATACAAGCACCAAGTTGGAACAGTCGATGGATAAGAAGATCAATGCCATCGACAAGCGGTTGAAGGCATTCTCAAAAACGCCGGAAGCGCAAACTGACGCCAATGGAACGGCAGTTGCCGCCGCTGAAGGCACAGACGCCGCGCACGCGGCTGACGCCGCAAACGGAGCGAATGGCACCAACGGGACAGCCGCCGCTGGCGACAGCGACCCGAAGGCAAACGCCGCAGTCCTTCGCTTACAGCGTGAACTGTCAGCAGTGATGAGTAAAGTGACCGTGCTGGAGCAGGACAAGGAAACGCTGAAGAAAGACGGCATGGCGAAGGATCGAGCCATAGCGCTGAAGGATGCGATGGAAGGCGTTCCGTGGTTCAACGACACTACGCGGGATATCGTGTTCAAGACTCAACTGCCAGAGATGAAGCAGGACGACCGAGGCGCGTACTTCTTCGAGACCACGGACGGCAAGCCGTTCTTCGCTAAGGATTGGATTGAGAAGATCGCCACAGAAAATCCCAACTGGCTCAAGGCGGAAGGTCGCCGCGGCTCCGGCGCTACCAACGGCAATATCCTATGGCAAAAGGGCGGAACGAACCTAGGGGATATCACGCAAGAAAACGTCAAAGACAGAGGTAAGCGAGACGCAATCGCCGCCGATATCGTTTCGGTCTTGACAAACAGATAGAAGTGTGCGTACTATTTACTTAAGCCTGCCGTGGGGTTAATCACGGGGTATTTCCTGCAAAAGTAGTCCAACGGCCCAGCGTTTCTCTGGGGGGTCGGCAAAAACCACAAAATCAGATTCTCTTAGGAGACTTGCATGCTAACTTCGCAAAACGTCGCGGAAGCGATTGTTAAGCTGGTAGCCGCCGAAGCCCTTGCTCCGATTGTGGGTAACTTAGTCCTCGGTGGACTGGTTAACCGCGATTACGAACGCACGCTGGCCCAGGCCGGGGATACCGTTAACATCGCCATTCCGCCTATTATGGCGGCAAACGTCATTGGTGAGGGCGGCACGGTTACCAACCAGCAGCCAAATCTTGGCAACGCCCAGATCGTGCTTAACACGCACGTTGAATCGACCTTCTCGATTCCCGACGTAACCAAGGCCATCGCCGTACCAGATTTGCTGCAAACGTATGTCCAACCGGCGATTATCGCGATTGCCGAGAAGATCGAAACGGACATCCTTTCGCTGTACTCCAACTTCACGGCCAACACCCCAGTCGGCTCCGCATCGTCCATCACCGAATCGTTTATCGACTCGGCTGAGACGGCTTTGTTTACCGCGAAGGTTCCCACGAACCAGCCCAAGTTTTTGCTGGTGAGCGCCGGTACCTTTTCCGCGATGCGCCAGATTTCGCGCTTCACCGAATTCCAGACGATGGGTTTTGCGGCTGGCGGTCCTGGCGGAACTAACGGTATCGAGACCGCTAACATGGCCGGTGCTGGTTCGATGGGCGCAAACGGGAAAATCAAGGACTTCCTTGTATTCCGTTCGCAGTTTGTGCAGAAGCCTTCGACCACCACCTACAACATTGCGTTTGCCCGCGACGCCATCGGCTTGGCAATTCGCTCTCTCGCGCAGCCGATTCCCGGCACTGGCGCGGTCGCAGCGTATACCGAAATGGGTAACTTCGGGCTTCGCATCATCATGAGCTACGCGCCCAATTCGCTCGCGCAACAGTTCACCGTCGATTGCCTGTATGGTGTTGCGGTCATTCGTAACAACTTCGGCATCCAAGTTCAGAGCAATAACTAATCGCAACCGGGAGAAATAGGAAAAAACAACCATGGCAATTCTACAGATGGAAGAAACGGTTAACCCGGCGACGATGACAAAGAACCAAGCATACTGGTTCGCTATCAAACAGAAGACCACGGAACTGAAGAAGTTCGCGTGGGATTCAGCCACGGACGAAGAGCGAAAAGAGAATCGCGTTAACGACGCGGTTTTCGTCACATCCGAAGAGTTAACGGATCGCGGCATTACGCCGGGCAGTGTGTGTGACATGTCGTGTCACGACGCGGCTAAGCGCATCGTCGAAAAGACGCATCGGCAATCGACGCCGGAAGAAATCGCTGGCTTCAAACGCGCCCAACAGGAGCGCGGTCGGCGGTTGCGCGAAGACGACCAGCGGATCGCGGAAGCGGCCGGCAAGGTCAGTTACACGCAGTTTGCGCCAGAGACTATCGCGGTTCTGGCAGGCCTTGCCCAGCCCAAGGGCAGGGCGCAACAGGCACAAGGAGGAAATAACTAATGGCCGTTCCCACCGATATCACCACAGGCGTACAGACCGTCACTGCGACGGGTGCTGTCGCGCCCACCACCGGGCTTGCGATTTCCGGCTACACCGGAGACGTAACGCTTTGCCTCGAAGTGACTAACCTCTCGCAGGTTTCCGGTACCGCATCGGCCCGTATCCAGTTCGAAGACAGCACCAACGGTTTTACCGCCGCTACCGCGCTGTGGGTCTTCGACGTACCGACCGGGACCGTCTATCAGGCATCCACTCGCGTATCGAAGCGCAAGTACGAACTACCGAACAACCAGTTCGGCGTATCGAGCGCAGTGATTCGCGTCAACGTTACCGCGCTGGCCGGCACTACGCCCAGCCTGTCGCTGCACGCTTGGCTCGAATCGTAACAAGCGCTGCGTGATTTCGGGCCGCGTTTATTAGCGCGGCCCAGTGCTTCCAGGTATTTTGACCAAGGAGAATCACTGTGGAAACCATCGAAACCAGGACCGACGAACAGCCAGTCAAGACAGTAACTACCCGCCACGAATCAGCGGTTGAATTCCTGCTGCGATGGGTGCGCGACAAGCAAGCCGACAATCAGTGGGCCGATCAGGCACAACATCACCTGAACGGCATTTTCGACGTGCGCTCGAAAGCGGTCGCCGAAGACTATCACGGAAAATTCGGGGAAGAGGGCGTCTATGTCGCCTCGCTTCCGCGCCAGGGGCAGTCCGGCCCAAGTGGTAAGGTAACGCTGGAGACCCACGAAGCCGCCGCTCATATGGTAGTCGAAGGTTCGCACCGGCTCGCGACCGGCGAAGAGGTTGAAGTAGCCAAGCGAGAGCGCGATATCAACCGGGATGCACTCGCTGCCGAGTTGAAGGAATCTTTCAAAGGCACGCCAGGTAACCCCGGCGTCGTAGGTGAGGTAAGGAGATAACTTCATGGCCGCATCCGTCAGTGGGTCAAAGACTTGCAGTACCACGCTATCGCCAAGCCTAACGGCAAGCACTCTTACTACGTTGCTGGCTATCGCTCCAGAGAACATGACACTGAAGCAAGTACATCAACTCAATGATGCGCTATTGCGAGTGAAGGGCGGCGGTGAAATGTTGGACGGCATCACTACAATCGGCTCGCTGCTCTCCTAGAACGCGCGCTTAAAGCGTTCCTTCGCCTTATTGAGAAGTTGCATCGATTCGGTATCGCCTCCGTGGTCCGGGTGATACCGCAACGCGGCAGCGCGAAAACCAGATTGAAAGATGGCGTTAATAATATCCTCCGGACTGTCCGATTTGTTAAAGCAGGGTGCATTGTCCGGAATAGGCATAGTGCTAGGCGGAGCACGTTTTTCAAGTTTGGAAATCTTCGACAGTGCATCAGATAGGTGCTGGCTCAAAAAGGCTACTTGGCTTACGGCACCAGCGAACTCGCGTTGCACTTCTACGACCTTGGCGCGAAGTCGAACAATAGCATCGTCCTTCACTGCGATCTGCGCCGCGTGTATCCGCAGCCCCTCGGCAACGCCAGCAGCGCGCGTTTCCCTGAGCAGCAGATCCATCGCGTTTGCGTTAGGCGCGTTGTTCATCTGGAACAGAAACGGGCTTCCGATGCTTTCAGCCATGGCTTTATAATATCATGCTGTTTAACGATTACGACCCGGTATGCGGCTTAGACCTTCAGGTGATCGACCCTGAAGTATTAGCCGTGGCTGCGGTCGAAAACATCGTAGTAGATGGTCCCGCATCCATTACCCGCGAGACCGTTGAATCGTGCGGCCACGACATCATGGCGCGATTCCAGAACTTCAGCGGATACTTGCTTTCTCCGGGAGTGAACCTTAACCATCAAGCAGCCGTAATGAACATTCTCACGACGGCCATTTCGCGTCCGCGCATGAGGTTAAATCAGGTGGTTGTGATGGAGCCAGATCCATCGCTGTGCATGATGCATCGGTGGGTTAAGTTCCGCGTCCTGAAAGAGATTTATGCGGCAGCGTTTCGCCGCTTCAATAAATCAGCGGATCGCTATCAGGCGAAACGGGATGCATGGGACGAAGAGGCTACGAAATGCTGGCGTCGGATTGAATCTCAAGGCGTGAGTGTTGTCCTGATTCCGCTTCCGGTTCCAGGTGCCGTACGTGAGTTCAATGTCGGCACGTTCACGCAGTCGAATGTGAGTATGGGCGGAAGTGGCTCTGCCGATCCAGGTGCCCAGCAGTATATCGTTGCGATTACATGGACAGGTTCGCAACCATACGGGCAAGGCTACCAGAACCCATTGACGAAGAACAACAGCGAGAGCGGATGGTCCGCAATCATTTCCGTCAACAGCACAGTCGGGCAAGTCATCTCCGTAAGCATCGCCAATCTCACCCCGCCGAACAACGCCAGCTTCCCTGCTATTGGAACGGCTGCTGGCCTCTACACTGTAATGTCGGCCACTGGGTGGAATATCTACGTGGGACAATCTCCGGTAGGACTAGGTGCTGCGCCAACCGGGCAGCCGAGTATCAACACGCTGTGGTTGCAGAATTCCACGCCGATTCCGATTGGAACCACGAGCTTTACCCTACCGAATGCGCCGATTGGGAATACGTATCCGTTACAGCCCGGACAGACTCCCGATTTCGCGTTCTCGTGTATGAATGTCCTCCAGCGGGCGTAGAAGGAGTTATGGATGCGTAAAACGATCGCTCTGCTATTCGCGCTTGCCGCGTGTTTGGCAGCACAAGAAACGGTAGACCACAGGAATGCGCAGCAAACGTTTCCAGTGCGCGTTAGCCAGAGCACTCCGGGCACATGCACGCCTTACGAGTGGTATACCAATACCACGAATAACCTGACGTATCCATGCACCGCTCCGAACGTTTGGGGTAACCCATTTGGTGCAAGTAATGTCGTCACTCAACTGACCGCCCCAACGTCCTCGATCAGCACAGCAGAGACAGCGATCCTAGCCTACAGCGTTCCAGCCAACGCGCTTAACGTCGGGACGACCTACGGAATCCACTTCAGCGCCACTGTGAACGATGCCTCGACGCCATCCGGCACGCTGACCTATAACGTTCGGTTTGGAACCACGACTCCGCCGTCAGGCAACATCGTGGCCACGCTACCGATCACGCTAAGTACGACCGTATCGAGCCTGAGCGCCACGCTTGGCGTCGATTGCTACGTGACCGTGATAACTACCGGCTCCAGCGGCACCGCCGGCGGGTGGTGCAACGGCTACGGCGCTGGCGGCGGATACTCCAACGTCACGACTTCCAATGTCACGATAGACACCACGCAGATTCAAAACCTTCAAGTAACTGGCGTTCTTAGTGCTGGTGGTCCAACGACGACCGTGTACGCTGGGTACGCGGCGCTAGTGAAGCAATAACCCGAATGCCGCTAGACGAAATCAACGGGCGATACGGCAAGTACTTGGACTCCATGACGCTTGCGTTCCAGAATCATCTTAAGGACATCATCGCCAAAGCGCAGGCGAAGGTAATCAGTAAACTCCAGCGAGACCTCAAGATAACGGATGGCGTCCTCGATTCAGTCCCGAGTAACCTGCGGCTCTTGCGGCAGTTCGACGATATCTTCGCGCAGGCGATGGACGACGCTGGCTATCAGCAGTTAATCGAGGCGTTCGTCTCGCGATTCCCCGGTCAACTGCGATTCATGCAGGAGATTATCTCAGATCTAAATGACTCCATCAAGCGTAAGTTGATTCCAGAGAAGGTAACGGCGGCGACTAGGGATATCCTCAATAGCTTCCAGGTGAACGCAACGCAAGTATTGGAATCACTAGTCACGCGAGCCGCGCAAATCACGATGAATCGAACGCTGTTCGCCGTGGCTGGGATGGAGTTCGGGGATCTGGTGTCGCACATCGCGAAGACGTTCGATAGGTCGTTGGCGGAAAGCACAACACTCGCCAATACAAGCATGTCTACATTTATGCGCGTAGCCATCAAGGGGCAATTCGAGGCGGCGCAGAAGGGACAGGATGAGCCGTTGCGCTACGAATATTCTGGTCCAGTCGATCTGTTAATTAGACCGTTCTGCGCCGAGATGATGAGGGAATCAAAATCAGGCAAGTCCTGGACCATGGATGAGATTCAGCAGATGGACAACGGGACCGGCCTCCCGGTTGCTACGACAAATGGCGGCTGGAATTGTCGTCATCTTTGGAATATATCCATCGATGCACTGCAATCGTCCGAACAGCAGGCGGCATAAAAAATGAAGATCCCGGAAAAAACGCTCGCGCCGATTGAAGAGACGGGACGCGCATTTCAGCGATGGCTTGAAGTTAATTCGAACGCTACCGACGTCCGCAAGTTGCAGGCTCATGCCCTAATTGTTATGGCAAGGCGGAAGCCACAATTCGGCGTACACGTGAATCTACGGGAACTCCTCAATGGCTGACGCAACATTCACCGGTCCTGGTGGTCAATCTGCATCCGCTGTCGTACGTCGGCTAATCGTTGCGGCGCAGCCTACCGCTGGCGATTGCCTCCTGGCCGGCCAGATTGGCAGGTCGCAAATCCGCAGGCGCACGCTGGCAGGAGAAAGCGCAGATGGTGGCAGTTTTGCTCCGTACTCCGAAAAAGGGCCCTATTACCTCTACGTCAACAAAGATGCTGTAGGCTCACGGGGCGCTGCTGCGCTTAAAGCCCGCGCTACGGCGTCCAAGGGGCGCTGGAGCAAGTTGGGACTCGGCAGGCAAGCTATCGGCCTATCCGGGAGATCAATCGCACGTGGGGCGATTTATGGCGCTTCCCGTACTCCGCTGGGTATCAGGTTCGATTCGTATGCGGCAGCCAAAGCCGCGCACGGCGGCGACACGGTAAATCTGTACGGCATGGAACAGCACCCGCACCTCTTGGATGGTCTTATCGTTAAGGCAGGAAGCGCCACGTCGGACCCCACGCAGGAAATGCAGGACGTGGGCTTTTCGATGAATGAGGCGTCGATGCTGAATGCGGTCACTGCGTATAACGAGCCATGTGCTGAGTTTATGATCGGAGTATACGACGAGCGTGCCGCGCGTGGCCGCGGCCACAACGAAGGTACGCGCACCCTACCACGTCGCCATTGGCTTGGTCTGAATGACGTGGATATGCTGATTATGAAGGGGACGATAGTAAAGCGCCAGCAATCGCGGATTATGGGTCGGACATGACCGCCGTCGAATCCACCACCGAACTAATGGAGCGCGAATTACTCGCGGCAGGATGGAAACGTCGCCGCGCTCCGCTTTGGGAAACGCCGTGGGGTGGGTGGTACTTCGGTCCATACGGCGCATGGAAGGTAATGGGGCAAGTTGGTTAATATGTACCGCTGCCCGCATTGCCACGGCCAACTTCAGCAACTAGGTACCGCGAGTAACGGCGTGTGGACTCCAGAGAATCTTTGGCGCTGTCAAGAATGCAAATACGGCGCTAATCGATTCGAGATTCAGGATGGCGCTCCAGTGAAGGCGGACGTATAAAATGCCAAAGATTGGGTTCGTGGTTCGCACGGACGTAGGCCTTCGCCTCGCTGGCGTCCAAGCGGCAGGCAATGGCTTCAACGGCAACTTCATTGCCGCGATGTCCACTTACGGACTCGACCCTAGTATTATCGGTTGGCCGTCTGCTGGCATCGATTTTCCAACGAGCGCGATAGATATTCCTCCGGCGAAACCGTACAACTTCTTCTATGGCGACGTGAACCCGGATCTAATGGAAGAGTCCACCGCGTTCACGTACCCAATGATGAGCGTGGACGTGGCTACCAGTTCACACGCGCCGGGAAGTCAGTCCTACGTAAAGGGCGCTACTTTCGCCGGTCCAGTAGTTGCCGTGATTCGGTTTCATCTTTCATGGAAGTCTGAAGATGTACCGCGAAACTTGGCCGCATGGGGTGATGCTGTCGAGGATGCGATGTTCGGGACGATAACCAATCCGAATTACCAAGCCTGGACATTCAATAATGTGTTCGGAGGCCCGCTCATGCTAACGCGAGGGCCAATCACTGGCGACGGCGAAGGACTGCGGCGCAGTTACTTGTTTCAGGGAACGTGGGATATGGTTGTGGCGTAAAAGGAGAATCACAATGGCACTGTATCGACAAATAGGCGGCGAGTTTCAAATCCTCGACACGCAAATCCAAGGCGACCGCGTAGGGCAGACATTCGATATCGACCCAGCGATAGCGAAAAAGGCCATCATCGAAGGCGCTTCCATGTTGCCGGAAGAAACCGCCGCGCAAATCATCACCGAGGAAGACTGGAAGCAGCACGACACTGCGGCGAAGTTGGCGAGAGCCAAGCCTGACTTCCAGGACAAACTGCGCGCGGCGCGTATCGCGCACCATGAACTCAGGATTAAACTGAGTTCTCCTACCCCACAAGAGCCGGTCGCTGCACCGTCAATCGACGCGACCATAACCGAACAACAGAAGGAGATTTAACCATGCCGAATTTCAACACCCCACGCACCGAACGCCTCTTCGTGCAACTCCAGTCTGGCGGTTTGGGTATCGTCAATAATACTGCCGGTGTATGGACTGCCACTGGAGCGCAATTGCTCCGAGTTAACGATGGCAGTTCGTCGGCCAATGCGAATATCCCACTCACTCCGCAGGATTGGAAGACCGGCACTCGGTCGAATCTTCCGGGTATCGTAGGGCGCAAGTCCGCCTCCTGGTCGCTGAATAACATCCCCATCGTACCGAGCGGAACGGCTGGAACACCGCCAGATGTGGACGTGCTCTTGCAAAGTGTGTTCTGGAACCCGCCTGCCATCGCCGCTGGCGTAAGCGCCACATATACGTTTGCGGACAGCCCAGCACTTCCGTTTACGATCCTAAAGTTCGCGCACAACGTGCCTACGTTAACGGAAAAAGTCATCGTAGGAGCCAACACCGAACAGGCTTCGTTTACATTCAATCAGAATACGTTCGAGGGGTCATTCTCCGGTACGGGTTTTTACTCGCTGGATAACGACAACTTCGCAAACGAAGACACGATTGGAACGGCTGGCCTGACGGCATTCCCGTTAGAGCCTGGAAGCCCGACGATCCACGGCGCGATTATCCCTGGATTTCTCGGCCAAGTGGCGTATGCAACTGGGACGACCCTACCTGTATTCGGAACCAATCCACTAAACCCGACTACCGCGCCGATTATCGGTATGAGCACGACCATCCGCACCGGGAATCTACTGTACAACGACGGCGTATACTTCGGCTATCCGATTCTGCAAGGCGGCGGCGCGCGCATGGTCGATGTAGCGCTGGACTTCATGGATACGGACTCCGCAAGTCTTATAGCACTGAAGAACATGGCGAAGACCAAGACCGTAGTGAACCTTGGCATTCAAATCAGCAGCACGGCGGCTGGCGCGGCGGGTTATACCGTTTCGTTCGTCTTCATGCAGGTTCAGTTGAACATCCCCGACATGAAAGACGATACGGCGCGTATCCGTACATCATTCGCGGCTTCCCCAGCGCACGCTACGTCGGTCGCTTCCGTCAACGACTGCTTTGTCGTCTTCGCGTAAATATTATGAACTACCGCACAACCGTTACCGTACAATCAAAGATCGCTACAGACGTTTCCTACGTCATCCGTAGGTTGTCCGCTCCTGCCCGATTCGATATCGAGATGGAGAATCTTCCAATCTTGCAGCGTCAGCAGGAATGCCGCGCCATGTATCCCCCGGTCACCAACGAGGAGAGCAAGCTTTACTCGAACTTGAATCTCGCAAATCAAGCGCTGAAGAGAATTCCGGCGGACGATACAGAATCGGTAGATCGATTGATAGTAGAAGCGGCTGAGATACAGCGCGCGTTAGGCGCGGTCGTACCCCAGGACGTGGCGAAGGCCCGTGCGCCGCTTGACGTGGAATTGCAAAGACTGGTGAACAAGGAAAAGCCAGCTTATGTCAATGCCGCGCTTATTTCCGTATCCGGTATTGAATTCGATGGAGTTCAGGCTACGGCGGAATCCTTCATAAAGAGCGCCCCTGGTGAACTATTCGATGAAGTGTACGGATTCATCATGGAGCACGCTTCCTTGACGCAGGAAGAAGCAAAAAACTCGCTGTCGCTTACCAGTTCGGTAGAAGTGCCTCGGCAAGCGACCTCCAGTACCGCTGGCACTGCGGAAACTGTAGAGCCGAAGCCCTCCACATTAGCCACGGGCGCAACTGTCTGAAGTACTTCGCGCGTGACGTTGAGCCGCGTGCTGGTGAACAGTGGATGCCAATGCACACTACGCAAACGCCTTCGCGTGTTACTGGGTCGCAGCGTGGCTATGTAGACCTGCCTTACTACATCAAGGAACTGGAAATCAACGAATGTCCAGCGTCTTACATCACAGAGAAGTCACGCAGACTCGTTAACATCGTGATGGGTATGAATAAGAGCCACGACCAAATCGGCGCAGTGGTGAACCTGGATGACACACCCGGATTCATCGTGGACGCGGCGCGCGAAATTCATCGGCAGGGAATCCTGATTGAGAACGCCCGCATAGAAGCGGAGACCGCAGCGGCGAGATAATATGGGCGACTTCGGACCATTAGAACTAAAGATCCCCGTTTCCGTTCCGGGCATGGCTGAGTTTGAGAAACTCGGCAGCGTTACGGATTCGCAGACGGATAGGACTAAGCGCCTATCCGCCGCGCTACAGGACTATCTCGCCAAGCATCAGAATGTTATATCTGCGGGGAAGACTTACGCCGACCAGCAGGCTAAGATAGCGGATCTTTCCGAAAAGTACTGGGATCAGCAGACGCGCGCCATGATGCGCATGAACTCCGCGCACGAGGCGGCAATTAAAGAACAGGTCAAGCGAGAGGCTGACCTAGCCAAACAACGCGAGTCCGCCAATCAGGCTCAGGCCAATTCCATACAGAAATGGATTACCAGCCCAATGGCTGCCGCTGGCGATGCGGCTAAAAACTTCGCTCTTCGTTTCGGCGAGGCGGGCATACAGGCCGTTGGGGCGGGCATAGGCGTTGCCGCTCTCGGCGCGGCTATCTTCAAGTTAACCAGCGAAGTATCTCAATACGCTAGGGAGCAGTCCAATTTAGCAGCCAGCACCGGCATGAGTGTGGCTGAGGTACAGAAGTTTTCGCGCATGGCAGAAATCGCTGGCGTACCGGTAACCGGTTTGATGCGCGCTGTTCGCCAGATGTCGCAAGCAATGGCAGAAGGCGGCGAGGAGGGAAAGAAACAGCAAAAGGCTTTGCGTGAATTAGGCGTTGACTACCAGAAATTCGGAGATGACGTAGGTGCGCTGTTTGAGGAGACCGCCCGTAAACTACAGGCAATGCCCCAGGGCGGAGAAAAAAACTGGATTGCTCAAACCCTTGGATTTGGAGGACGCGGAGGCGCTGGCTCTATAATGCCAGTGATAAATCAGTTCGCGGAACTGGAACAGCATATCCACGGCGTTATGACCGACGCCGACATACAGCGCGCTACATTGTATGCGCAGAAGGTCAGCGAGCTTGGGCAGTGGGTTGACCAACTTAAGCAAAAGTTGGCAATGCCATTTATTCTCGATATCACGTTTCGCGATGGACCCGCGCTTGGGCTGTTGCGTAAGTTAGGGTTTGGTTACCCAACAAGCGGCATTCCGACTAACGATCCGCATGCCATCGGATATACAGGTGGTGGATCTAAGGGTTCCGGTGGATATCCCGATTACTTAGTGTCAGACAGTGCCGCTAACGATACTATTGAAATTCCTGTAACGAAAAGCAATGCCGAGTTGCGTGCTGCCGCGCTAGCCGCATCGGCAACGGCAACGCAGGCACGCATCAAGCAGTTGCTTGCAACGGAAGCGCAGCGCGGTGGCCGGGATAGCCAGATCGGACAACTCCAGGCGCATCTTTCGACCATACCCTCATATGAATCATTAAGTGCGGATGCTGTGCGCCGGGACGTAAGCAAGGATGTGCAAGACAGACAGCAGACCGAGGCTAAGATTCGTGGCATTCAGGCGGCTGTAAAGGCCGAAGAGAAATTGGCGGAAGCCCGTAAGCAAGCCACTGCGTGGACCGAACGTGCTAAAGAGGCCGAAGACAAGGCCGGGAACCGCACACCGCTTGAGCGCCGGATGGGAGAGTATACCGCAATAGAAGACCAACGCAAAGCGCGGATGGCAGAACTTCAGAAAACATTTCCGGGTGGTGTCCCTGCTGATTTACAGCAAAGCGCCACGAATGCGGCGTTGATGGAACAGGCAGGAAGCATCAAGAAATACAACGAAGCAATCGCAAAGGCGACCGATGAAATAAATAAACTGTACAGCAAGATGCAGTTCGATGTCACGGAGGAAGCCAAGCAGGGGCTAACTAAAAACCTGAAAGACTTCTCCATCGACCATCCATTGATAAGCCGCATGCTTGAAGACGCTACTCCGACTGCTCCGTACATTCCCGGAATGGATACCCAGGATCGTATTAAGCGGTTACAGATAGCCAGCGGCGCGCAACTGAAGTTCGCCCAAATGCGAACAGCTACCGAAGGTGGCAGAATCGGCCTGTCGCAGTCGATGGATGACGAGGAAGCCAAGAAGGTATACGACTTTCAGAAGCAATACAACGATACCGTACTTGAAGGCCAGAATCGACAACGCGCAAACGAGAAAGCGCTGGAGGAGTTACAGGACCGCCGTTACTCGAACGCCATCAAGTATGAAGAGCAGATGGCGGATTTGCGGCTCAAGCAGGAGCAGGAATTCGCCAGCAAGGGCGTCGAGTTATTTCACGCACTGACAACAGGTCACGGTGCATCGTTCGTTCGTGGACAGGCCGTCCACATGGGCGATACTGTGATGAGCAACTTCCTACAGCAATACGTTGCCCCCACCGCGTTAAAGATGATTCCGCAGGCAGGCGAAGGATTCCTTGGCAACCTGCTTAAAGGTACGCCGTTCGCGATGGGTAGGGATGACCCGGCGATGGCGGCCAAGGACAACGCGGAGAAGATAAAGGAAAACAGCGACAAGACAGCGTTCAATACCAGTTCGATGGATCAACTGAATGCCCAAATCGCCACGATGGTTAGCCTGTTCGGCGGTACGCCGTCCAACGTGCCGACCGATGCAAGCGCCAACCTTAGCCCGCTCAGTACAGCGCTAGGCGGTCCCGCAACGCTGGCCGGAGCCGTCATAGGGACGCTAGGACTAGGCAGCGCGGGCCTCAGTGGCACAGCGGGCGCGCTAGGGGCCACAGCGTCGAATCTGACGGGTGGGCCAACCAGCATGATTGGCTCGATACTGAAGTCGGTGGGACTGGGCGGTTCTCCGTCCACTGGCGCGTCCGGTTCTTCCGCGCTTAGCGCCATCGCAGGATTGTTCGTCGGTGGCCCGTCCGGTACGGTCCAAGCCGGCGCACAGGCGCAGACGGACGCCATAATCAACGGCATCGTGACAAATCCGCTTGGGTCGCCCGTAGCAATGCCGGGGATGCCTGATCTGTCCAGCAGTCCATACGGGCTGTCGTGGCCCGGAACAGACATCGATGGGGGCTGGGGCGCACAGGCGCTGCCGGGGATGCCTGACATATCCGGCAGCAGCCCATGGAATGCAAATAACATGGGGCCGGCATCATCTCCTAGTGGCGTTGCAGCAGCCGCTGGACTTACCGCATCGGCGTCTAGCGGTATGTCAAAAACATCCGGGGAATTCGCTAGCGGCGTAAAGGACCCAATTGGCGTGCTGTTTGGCCAGGGCGGTACCTACTCGCCCAATACCGCGCAGACAGCTGGCGCGATTGTAGGATTAGCTGGTGCTGGATTCGGCGCGTTCAAGGGTATCTCAGAAATGACCAAAGGCGGCGCGCAGAACATCGCTGGGGGACTCGGGACCACGCTAATGTCCGTAGCGCCATTGACTGGTCCAGCAGCACCTTTCGTGATGGCTGCTGGCCTGTTATCCTCAGTCGTATCGGCGGCCTTCGGTGACCCGCGCGCCAATCGCGCAAAGTCGATTGCGAACAAGTTGGAGTATTCACAATTCATGGCCCCCGAGGCGCTGAATGTCACAATGGACACGACCGGGAACTTTGCGGACTACGGCAACAATGGGCAGGCGCGCGGGTCCGATTTAAGTCCGTGGCCTATCGTCCAACAGCCGTACTACGATCCGTCGAACCATACGTGGGTACCGGGCAGAATCCTTTCGCAATTCGGGGGACCTTCTGGCATCACGTCAACTCCTGCTCCGACCGTGAATATCGCGGCGCTGGATTCGCAGAGTTTCCACGATGCCATGACGCGCAACTCGGACATGCTGGAAGACGTCATGACGCACGTGGCGAGCAAGGCTAGCGGGCCGTTTCTGGGGACGTTGAGGAATCAGTTGGGAAGCGCGTAACTTCTACGGCTGGACGCTGGTCATTAAAGCGGATGCCTAGTCGTTTCGCTATCCGCTTCAATGACTTTGACGTTCCCCCGCTACGTACTTGATGGCAACCCTTATTGTTGTGATGCTTCCTTGTTTTCACGGCTCTTAGTACGTCGCCGCAGGGTAAGGCAGCTTTACGGTCTTTGTTACCTCCATCTGCCCCATGACAGCCGTGACCGAGATAGAATTGATGGTCACTCCGGGCACGTCGGCCAACATCCACGGCATCAGGGAAACGCGGTTGCCGTCCACGACCGTGGTGTATGGTATCGACGCAGTAGCTGTTCCGGCGTGACCATCCAGCGAAAACGATACGGTTGCCTTGTACGAATCGACTATCACGTCCGGGCTGGACGAGAAGAGGACCAATACGCCAGCGGTACCGGTACAGAACTTGCCGTCCTGAAGTTGCGATAGCGGCGGCGTGCAGCCGACCGGGAAGTATTGAAAGTTGACCTCGGCAGCGAATGCCGGGGCGATTAACAGCAGTGCGGAAAGCAGCAAACGTTTCATGGTTATCTCCTTTGATTTTAGATGTTGAGCCTCACGTTCTCAACCTGTGCGCGTTCCGGCTGCAAACCGTTCGCGCCGCGCTACTGTGTGCCCGGAGGGCATGACGTGCCGAGAGGCACATCAGAGGATTTAAAAACTGTAGTCGTAGTACTTTTCGCGAACGCCGATAAGTAATCCGCGCCCACCCCTGTCTCTGAATCCGCGCTTGGTCTTGCGAAACACCGTAACAGGAGTATTTGGATTCGGGGCGTACTCATAATGCTGCGATTCGCACATACCGTTCTTGTCTATCCTTGTGGCGCTGTCCTCTTGTACGTGGATTTGGCATGGCGTAACCTTCGTGATTGTTCCTGGACGGCGGTCGGTCCACGAAAGCATCGTTACGCCGACGCCGACAGTGGGCTTGATTGGTTCGCCGTCCTTAGCTACAACCGTGCGGCTGTACATGTGATTCGTCAAACTTCCTGTTTCCGTACCGGCTTTCATCATCTTCTTTTCTCCTTGCCCGTTTGCAGCGGGTAATTACAATATCGCACGGTTGTGATCGTAACGCAAGAGGCGGAATGAAGATAGTAGCGAAGGATTAGCGAAACGTGATGATTACAAAAGGAATAAAGTCATGGGCACGGTAATGGAAATGCCGAAAAGGACGTACGTTGCCAAGTTGCATGAGGTGCAATCGGAGACCGGTGTATTTAAGACAGCGGGGACGCTGGATGGATTTATCGACCTCGCCGTACCTCGCGGTGGCACGTATCAGTTAAACCTGAGCGAGGCGCGCGGTTTAATTGCGGCGCTGAGCGGAACAATCGCCGACGTGGAAGCCAACTGTATGTACGAGCGGGATAGCCTACTGGTGAAGTAATAGTTGGAAAGTTGGGGGCGGCCCGAAAGGCAGGTTTGCTGAAGACTTGGCTTCGGACAAGGGAAGCCGCGTTCGTCTTGAAATAACTTCTCACCATGGCAGGCATCCTACCTCTTATCCGGGGCACCGCAACCGCCCTCTACCCTCTCACGCGCAACGTTCTGTACAACTCCGGCGTGAATATAGCTTGGGCTGCGTCCGAGCAGCGGTACCGAAAGATCCCGCCGCTGACAACGCTTCAGTTCGTCTATAACAATCTCACGAAGGCCGACAAAAACACCCTAACGACGTTCTTTGAGACGCAGAAGGGAATGTTCGACCCGTCCTGGTTCCTCGTGCTCGGGCTGGCTGATACGGGAACGATAAGCGCAGCATCGCACAACCTGACCATCGCGCATCGCAAGTTTCTTGGATCGATGGTCGTTGGTCAGTCAGTCTACGTCGCTGGTGCTGGCGTGGCTGGTGCTCCACTCATCACCACAATCAGCGGCTACACTTCACCCACGCAGGTAACGCTGACCGCTGCGGCTTCCACTGGCGTCAGCGGGGCTGATACGCGGTGGGGCACGTACTACGGCAACATGGCGCTGACGGCGGATTCGTTCGAGGCTACGGAAACGCTGAGTACCACGTACACCGTAAAGTTCAACGCGCGGCAGACGCAGAATCCAGGCATCGCCACCCCGAGCATCGGTGCGAACTACCCCACGCTTTCCGTGGGGTTGACGGCGCAACGTCCGTACACGCAGGCGCGGCGCTTCTACACAATGATCGCCGACCAGCCATCAGGCCCACGGTACGCCTTCGAGTACTATGACGCCGGATTCGCCAA